ATCATCCGCTGCGCCGGGGCCGAACTCCTCTCCGTACTCCATCGCAATCGAGGCAATAGGGAGGTATTTATATGTAGTTTGAGCCTCTGACGGAAAAATCCAAAAACCGCTGTTGATATAATCTGCATAGTCAACAGAATACCTTACCGTATAGGCTTGGTATGTGCAACACGTCAAACACAAAACGGCGCAAAGTGCGACAATTCTACCAATCCCAAGACGAAGTATCGGCCCTTTCAGAATCTTCGAGGGGGGGGGAATTTTATAATCCCTACGCGTCGTAAAACGCAAGCCCCGACAGAGGCGAAGCCCGAAGCAAGTTTTTTCATAAATTCAAGGGTTAAAGTGTTTATATTAACTATTTTAAGGACATGCACATCAATACGCGATACATTCCGTAAATATCGGCGAATCGCACGGCAAAAGGCTGATATTTCGGGTCGGGATTCAAAGAATAGCACTGTACGGAATCGTCATCGTCCCCCTTCCGCACCTCCTTTATAACACTACCGTTACAAGTATCGAGGACATAAACCCGCCCCCATTCGATGAACGCCGTTTCGTCGACCTTTTTAATAAGAACCTGCGCCCCGTTCGGATAGTCCGGGGCCATGCTGTCACCCGTTACCGTCATAACAAAATCAACGTCACGAATCGGCGTGACAACGCGCTCACACTCGGCAATCTTAATTGACACAACAAAGTCGTTAAGTGTCCCGCCTTGCGCCGCGAGAGGCAGCAGCGGAGCAGTAAATACATTCGGCGTTTCGGCTTTGTTTGTCGCCGTCGAGGTCTTCACAGAGCCGCCGCGGGTCATAGGCCCAACGCCCGTCATCAACCATTCTGTATTAAGGTCAGGATAACGTGATGCAATGCGTTGTAGTTTATCCGGCTGAACAGATACGCGGATTGTGTTCACATAACCAATCGTCAGCCCTGCTTCGCGCTCAAAAGCACGCACAGAACGCTCTTTCGATTTAGCGAACTTGACAAGTCTTTCTTTTATAGTCATATATAAAAAAATTTCACAAAACTTTCACAAAATGCTTTATAAAGTTTGCATAATATGATGCTTTGCTTTATATTTGCATCATAATTCACAGGGATTACGCATGAATTACGCACAAATATAACAAAAATTGTTTAATGCAATACATTATTATCACATAAAGCACAACGCACGATGAACACGAAATTTTTTAACCGAGCCGTAGGTCATGCAAACATCCTCGTCGGGGATAACATCGACCAACTCGTCAGCGAGGCCATGAACCACGTTGCCCGCCTCCGGGATTACTACCGGAACGACATCCGTCAATCGTTGCAGGATTTAGGCGCAGCCTGCGTATCGAATCATTCCACAGGAGACAAGAGGAGTTTGTTTGTTGTTCTCGACAAAGAGCATCAAGTATCGGACGAGGATTGGCAAAACATGGCCATACGTGACATCGAAAGGAAATACAACATCCGAATCCTATGAAAACGGCGACCAATCTCAACAGCGCGACGGGCAGCGTGCTCGGACTTGCCGAACTTATCGGAATAAGCCACGGTAAAATGCGCACTCTTATCGGCCACCTATGCGCCGCAGGACTGATAACGAGTGAATCATCGAACAAAGGAACGGCATTTCGACTTACTGACCGCGGCGAACAGGTATTGAATTTCACATCGGCAGACGTCGACGATTTTTCGACCATTCTGTCGGTTATCCAACGGCCTTTCGGCATAGCTATTTTACATATTATTAAACAACTAACGCACAACGCACTATGAAAAACAACATCGAAAATGGGATTTACATCCCCGAGGAACAGCGCAACCTTATCCCCGTCGACGAATGGGTGAAGCGCGAAGATCCGACCACAGCGCAGACCGTTGTACTTGTAACCGATTTCGGAATGCTCGAAATCGCCAAAGAAGACCTACCGGGCGGATTCAATTTCGAGGGCGCACAGAAAGCTGCCGCCGAATACCGCAAGGGCTTCCGCTGCCCGACCCGGCATGAAGCAATTGAAATGTACGACGCCCGGTTCCGTGGCCTCGACGAAGCGTTCAAGAAGATCGGCGGCGAACCCGCAACGACTATCGGCTGGACGAGCGAAGCCGACCCCGACCCGGAGCACCATTCCTACGGCGCGTTCTTCTACTACGGCGGCACGGGCTGCGTGTTCGGCAGCAGCAAGTGTTACGCGAGCGCCGTGCGTCCGGTTTCCGCTTTCAAGAAATAGTTTCACAGTTCAATCATTCCCGCGCCCTTTACGGGGCGCGGGGTTAACCCCAAAGACCAAACAGAAATGAAAAAAGGCACGATCATCAAACGCACCGACTACGTGGCGACGATGCTCGCTATTCCCGTCGGAGAAGAACACGAATTCACGCTGACGGGGCGCGACTACGCATCGTATATGAACGCCGTCAGCCGTTTCAACAAGAACGGCAAGGCGAAATTCGAAGCCCGCACCGCTTCCGCATCCACCATCGTAATTAAACGCCTTTCGTAATATGTCGCTCCCCGAATTATACGAATTACAGCATTGCCTCGTCCACGTCGCCGATGTCGTTGCTTGCGCAATCATCAAGCGCCAGCAGCCAGCCGCCGACCTCGTAACGAAACGCGCGCTGTATCGGGAATTCGGTCGGGGCTGGGTCGATAAGCATATCGCCCCGCATGGGAAGATCGAGGGCAAGCGATTCGGAACGGCCCCGAATTCACCGATCAAATACAGCCGCACGGAATTCGTCGCCCTACTCGAAGCCGAACGCCTGCAACGCGCAGAAATCGTCGGTAAATACGGACAACAAGAGCAGGCAAAATAAGCTGTTTTGCAGCCTTTACCACTCCAAGCGAACGAATACACGACGACAGCCCGAAAGTCGATAAAACAGGAAATTCGATAAAAATAACATGCAAGCACTCAAATACACATCAAGGGAGGTAAACCGGAATTTCCGCATCAAGGTTTCGGGCCTCGGCATCCATGAACTCAAAGGCTTTACGGGATTCGTCGGGTTGGTGGGGAGCGAACTCGCAAACAACCTGCTTGACCGGGCATTTCGAAGCAAGGCGGATAAAGTAGAATGCAAACTGCGGCGCGGCTTGAAAATAACCTTTTACTACAAGTAGACATGAAAACCAAAATTTTAGCTATCCCGTGGTGGCTGTCGCTGGTCGCGCTCGGCGGAGCAATGGATGCAGACCCGATTTCATGGGTCGCCGTTGCCGTAACATTCGCCGCGTTCGTAACACTTTCCGCAGCCATAATCAGAGAACAAAGGAAAACCGCATAATAACCAATCATCACAAAACGCACGATGCTATGAACATCAAGATCAAATCAATTACCCTGCGCAATTTCAAAGGACTGCGCGACGTATCGTTCGATTTCGACGGCCGTAACGCCACGATCATAGGCGACAACGGTACGGGAAAGACAACCATTTTCGACGCCCTGACATGGGTATTGTTCGGCAAGGATTCGCACAACAGCACCGACATCGACATCAAGACAATAGACGCCACGGGCGAACCTATGCACCGCGCCGAGCATTTCGTCGAGGTGGCATTGGACGTGGACGGCTCCGCACAGACGCTGCGCCGCACGTACCGCGAGATTTGGAGCAAGCCGCGCGGGTCGTCCGACCTGCGATTCGTCGGACACGAAAGTGCGTTTGCCGTCAATGGCGTGGAGGTCGGAACCAAGGCGGCATACGACAAAATCATTTCGGAATGGATCAACGACAATGTATTCCGGATGCTGACCGACCCGATGTATTTCAATACTCGCGTCGATTGGAAAGGCCGTCGCGCTGCCCTTTTAGCCCTCGTCGGGGATAACATCGACCGCACGGCGATACAGGCGCAGTTTGCCGACCTGCTCGCCGAAATGAACGGCGAACCCCTCGCAGATTTCAAAGCGCGGCTTGCGACCGAGAAGCGCAAGAACAAAAAGGAACTCGAAACATTCGGCCCAAAGATCGAAGCATATCAAAACACGATGCCCCCGGCGGAAGACTACGCCGCGCTGGAACAGGAGATCACGCAGCGCGAATCCGTGGCCGCAAACGAGATCGCAGCGTACCAGCGGCAAATCGACGCACTCGACACGCAGATCGCCGACGCATCGAAAATAGACGAGGAAACGCAGGCCGCCCACGACCGAAGACTGAAAAAGGTGCTCGACATCAAAAAGTCGTTGTCCGATCATATCGACGCTCGACTGACCGCGGCCCGTCGGTATAACTCCGACCGCGACGCGGCCATCATGGACGCACAGGCGAAAGCGGATTCAATTCTGCGCGAAATCGAGAAAACCGAAACGACGGCAAACTCGAAACGGGACACCCTCGAAGCCTGCGTAAAGAAGCAGGCGAATATCAAATCGGCACTCGATAGCATGCGTGCGAAATACGAGGCTGAGAAAAAGGCGGCATTTGAATACGTCGACGCGACCACCTGCTACGCTTGCGGCCAGCCGTTACCCGCCGCAACCATCGAAGAAGCCCGCCGCGCGGCCCGCGAGAGCTTCGAGAAGCACCAGCGCGAAATACTCGACAAGTTGATCGCCGACGCCAATCTCGAAAAGGATACTTACAGCAAGTTAACAAAGCTGGTTTCGACCACCGAACAGGAAATCGCAATGCTCGATCAACGCCTATCGCAACTGCGCGCGGAACATCACGCTGTGACGCTGGCTATCACAACCGCGAAAGACGTTCCCGCAATCGACCTCGAAACGGAGGAAGAACAGGCGAAATTATCTTCCGAATACCGGAAGCTCTCCGACGAGCTTACCCGCGCGCAAACCGCCCTCGAAGCCTCGGCAACCACGAAAATCACGGCCGCTACGCTCACGGCACGCCGCCGGGATATATCCGCACAGATCGACACTGTGCGTCAGAACCTCGCAACCGCAACCACCGACCTGCGCCGTCGCCTTGCCAATAAGGAGCGCGCCGCAGAGGTACAACGCCTTATAGACGAGGCCAAAGAATCGGAAAAGAAGATCGCCGAACGTATCGCCGAACTCGAACGCCTCGAATTCGCAGCGGCGGCCTACACGAAAGCGAACATCGAAGCCGTCGAAGCAGCGATAAATTCGCGGTTCAACCTCGTGCGCTGGCGAATGTACGAACAGACCATCGAGGGCGCGGACGTCGAAACATGCGTCGCCACCATCGACGGCGTGCCGTTCAACTCGCTGAACAGCGCCGGGCAGGTACTCGCCGGACTTGACATCATCCGCACGTTCTGCCGCTACTACGGCGCAACCGCGCCCGTCTTCATCGACAACGCCGAAAGTATTTCGCAGACCGATTTTGCGCTCGATTCGCAGGTCATTCGTCTGCAAGTGGTCGAGGGTGCTGCACTCGAACTTAAAACAGCGTAACGACATGGCACAGATCGTCAGCAACGAAAAAGGATTCAAGGTTATCCACGTCGAAACGCTCGACATGCGGGTCATCGGAAGCCCCGCGAAATGCGACTACTGCACGGCGGATATGGCGACCCCCGACGGCGGCTATTACATCGCCGTGCTGAATAAGATATACTGTCCGCAATGCTATAAACGCTGGCTTTCCGAGGCACGCCGCCACCCGCAGGACGCCCCTATCGAAGCCCGAAACTACAACACGTATCGTCAAATCTTTTATTTCAAATAACTATGGCACAGAATAGCAATCAGAACGGAGCGCAGACCGCCCCGGCGACGCAATCGAAAGCGATTGCCGCAATGAAAGATGAACTTGCGAACAGCGTCCTGCGACGCATCGAGGAGCTGCAAGCGAAC